CGCGTCGATGCTGTCGTCCCAGCTCCCGGCGTAGTCGCTGATGTTGGTGTCGATGGAGTTCAGCGCGTCCCTCATCTTCCGTATTAGTGTTGGGTGTTCCGCAAGGTAGGTGCGGATGAGAGCCAGGGCGAAGTCGTGGTGCAGGGAAGAGGCGTCCTTTGGGATGTCCGTGCCTGGGAACACGGTGTCTCTCGAATACCAGTAGGAGCTCGTCGCGCCGTAGAGGTTCGAGTTGGCTATCGTCCCGTCCAGCGTCGTCCCGTCCCTCAGGTCGAAGCCGCTCAGGTCTAGGCCGTCGGCGATGAACCGCTCCAAATGGAAGCTGCGGGCGTCCTTGCCTACAGCGTCGAAGTGGCGCTGGGTGACGGTCTCAGGGTTGCCGAGCGTCCCCACCACGACGAGCCGATTGCCGCCGGTGTAGGGGTTGGGCTGAATCTCGATCATGTCTGCAACGGCCTCCACACCTCTAGGATGATCGTGACGTCTTTCGGCGCGGACCCCGTGATGGTTGGGATATCGAGGCTGATGAGGCTCTGCGCCGCGATGGTTCCGTTGGTGAAGCCAGCACTCACGATCACGCCCTTTGCCGTCCCCACCGCAACCTCGTCTATCTCGGTGTCCACCGTGAAGCTGTCGAAGTCGTCGTTGCCTGAGTCATAGTCCAGGGTGAAGGTGAAGGCCGTCCCCGCCGCCGTCTCGCAGATCACCGTGATGCGCTTGACCGTTTCAGTGGCGGGGCCGGAGACGTAGATGTTCCCCTGATGGGCACCCGTCGCTACGTCGGCCCCGGGTGCTGCGTCCGGCGTGAAGACGTACTGGTGGACCGAGAACAGGACGGCCTTCAGTGGGGTTTTGAGGTTGCTGATCTTGACCGACTTCTTAGCGTCTGAGGCGGCGCTGTCCTCGATGACGATTTCGTCGTTCGCGACGGGCGTTGCCTTCTCCGCGATGGCGGTGATCTCGCCCGACTCGTTGTCGTGTATGGCGGTGGAGTCTGCGCCGTCGGGTACGTCCCCGCCCGGGATGGTCGTGACTGTCGGCGCAGCAGCGACGCCAGCGCAACGGACGTATGTCCCAGCGGCTCCGAGTGCGAGTTCCTGCTGGTCTCCGCTGCCGTCGGTGTAGAGCAGCTTCCAGTTGGCGAATTCGGTGTGCTCACCAGGGCCGTGGGCGCCCGCCGCCACTGCCGCGTCGATCTGGTTCCAGTCCGCCGCCCCGACCGTTGCCGTAACGCAGACGAATATCGCGGGCGTCGATATGTTGATCCAGATGGAGCCAGAGCTGTAGCCCGAGTCAACGTCGTCCGTGGCGGTAGGATCTGATGTCGCACTGAGGTTATGCTTTAGGTGACCGTGCTTGGCGGCAGCGGCACCGATGCCAGCGGGAGTAATGTCCGCCAGAGCCAGCGCACTCCCCTCTACCTGCTTCTCGAGATGAAAACCGCGAGCAGGCCATTGCTCGCCGGCGGCACGTGCCTCCCGGTGCAGGGAGTCTTTACGGGGGATGGGCATTAGATGTACCGCTTGTAGTAAAGGTCGATGTAATCTATCCGCAGCGTCTTGTCACCGTTGGTGTTGGTGCGGACGCGGAAGGCTGGATGTAGCAACTCGGACGATGGGATACCCGCCGCGTGCGTCGCCACTAACGCCCCGTTGACATAGAAGCGGGCTTCCGACGTTGAATCCACCTCAATACGGCAGATGTCGATGTTGGAGTGGGTAGGCGTCGTGGCGCTATCCGTCGTCGTCTCCCCGGCGCTGTTGTTTTGCGTAACAGCGAAGAATTGCAGGGCGTCGGCATCGCCGGAGCGGCCATAGCCGAACATGATACTGGAACTGGGTTGCGCCGCCTGAGACCCCTCTGCGACCGACACCAATCCGAAGAGGTATGTGACGTTGGCGTTGTCGTCAAGCCTCAGCCCCATCTCGCAGATCAGCGGGTAGCACCGGCTACTTGATGTATCGAGATAGCCGTTACCATTCCCGATGGGCGTAAGGGATGCCCCGGCGCCGCTCGTCGTCTTGGCGGCTAATTGGGCGTAGGAATGGCTAGTGCCGATGCCGTTGCCTAACGTCCCCTCCGTCGTCTCAGTAAACGTCCAGCCGAACATCCAGCCGTTAGCGGTCAGCGGCCCATCAACTCCGGGTGCGTGGAAGTCGTTATAGAGATGGTCGGACAGCTTCGGGTTGTGGCTGATGACGTGCCACAGCGCCCCATCGTCCATAAGCGTCCAGCCGGTATCGGTGCAATAGTAGAAGCGGCCTGCCTCGCCTGCAGCGGGCCGGTTGGCCCAGGTGCCGCTCTTGTGGCGGTGCTTAATAGTGGAAGCGCTGGAATCGCCATCCACCGCCAGGCCGAGCACGTTGATGTTGTCCGTCCGCTGAGCCTGCATCTCCGCTAGACCGGCAACGCCTGCGCTGGGTCCGCTCGGTGCCGTCCATGTATCGTTAGCCATCGGCTTCTCCTATGGTGCCCACACGTCGGGACCATCCCATGAGGATGAATCCCAAATGAACATATCAACATCCACCGGGCTCAATACCCATGTGCTACTTATCTGGTTGACTCCGATTTCAAGGCTGCGGCTGTCGATGTAAAATGCCGCGTTTATCTCCGTAGCGCTATCGAGGTCGTCGTTCACGACGGTCACTCTATCCCCAACCTCCCGGCCCAATATCTGGGCCATGAGCCCGGCCGTCGGTGCGGCGGGAAACGTCTCTATCAACGTCATCGCCAAGCGCTCGCGCTGCGTCTCACCGTACCGATCTGCGAGATACGTCGCCCATGAGCTAATGGCGCGCTCGTTATCGAGTAGGGAGTAGCGGTGCGTCAACACTCCGGCCAGGATAGGCGCGGACGTCGGTGTGGCACGCGCAGGGGTCAAATCAGACGGAGGGCGTATCGGCGTAGCGCGCACCAGGAAGTTAGTCACATGAACAACCCGGGCCACCGTGTTCGTGAGGATAGCCTGTGCGCCGCGTCCAAAGTCTTCAAAGTCCAGCGTCACGTTGCCCGTTTCATCGTCGCCGGCAGAATCACCGTCAGGTTGGGAACGGATGAAGTAGTCCAAATTGGCGACAGGTGTGATGGTGTCGCGGACGAGGGTGCCGCCATAATCAATCTCGATCCGCAGCGTCCCATTGGGAGCGACGGTTCGCGGAACGGGCACGAGGTGGAACATGGGGGTGCCGGGCTCGCCTATCTCGAATATGGGGTAGTCCAGGATCACCTCGAAAACGCGGTCGTCGGCGTTCTGCTCATAGGCCAGCTCAGAGAACGTCTCGTCTATCGTTGCCTGTGAGGATGTGCTCTCAGATTCCCGCCAGCGGTGCGTATGATCGTGGAAAGTGGCTCGCCCCTGGCCGTCGAAGAAGAACAGCGCCCCTAGCTCGTTATCCCTTATTTCTTCGCTGGCGTCGGCAGCGGGTCGTCTGTGAAACGCTATCTGCGAGGGAGCGTAAGAGCCGCCGTCTACGTTGCGCGGGATGGCGTTCTTGGTGAGCGTTACGTGATGGGCGCCGGTGCGGAACGTGGTGATGGCTGCCGCCCCCGCCGTCACCTGGACATTAGCGCCGGCTGAGCCCGCAGTCCATGAGACCTCGATGGGCTCCCAGGTGTCGGTCAATGTGTGTGACGTTGTGTCGCTGCTGCCACTGCCCCCGGTGCCGTTTCCCTTGAGCGTGACCGTTCGGCCAACATCGTCCGGCGTTCCCGCGATAACGTAGACGCGAGCGGTGAGGACATCGCCATCGGACGTGACGCTCAGGAGGTTGTACGTCCAGCCGGAGGCGGTGCTGGCAAGGGTGATCGTCTCCATACAGGCCGCGCCCTCGAGTATGTCCCCCGTCGTCTTGCGCGTCAGAGTAGCTCCAACGGCGACGGCATAGCCCGTCAGGTCATCTTTGAACCGTGTGTTGGTGCAGAGCTCCCCGATCTCCGCCAGGTCAACAATGCGATGTATGACGGTGCCTGTCAGCACGCCCCCCATCGCCGGGAGGCGGATGTCCGTCCGCGATAGGGCGTATGAATCGTCCGTCGCCGTCACGTAGACGAACTGATCCCGCAACATCGGGTTCACGACTATGCTCGTGATGATGCCGAGAAACACGTTGTAGGTGACGGCGTTGAAGGTGACACGGATTCGGATGCGCTTATAGGGCCGGAAGTCGGGATCGTACGGGCTGCCGCTATTGGCAGGGCTGAAGCGCTTATCGCTGTTGTCCAGCGTCAAGGTGCAGATGACGGGCTGCGCTCCCTCCAGGTCTACCCCACGCCCGCGGGGGCTGAGCTTGATGCCGTCATCCTGGTGGACGTACTGTTCGATAGCTGTTGCGTAGCCCCCGCTGTCATCGAGGTCCAGGTCAACGTCCCACGTAACGAGCGCCATCTCAGGCCGTCCTCAGCTCCCTACGAATCTCTGAGGCAACGAGCTGCCCCGCCTTGCGTATGTCGTGCGGGTTCGTCAGGTTGAATGGGGTGTTGATGGCGACGGTAACATAGATATCGCCACCGCTCTGCCCGGGTCCGAAGAACGTGTCACCCCGGTCTACCACAGCCACGCCCGTCTTCAAGACGCGCCCGCCCGTGTCCAGTCGAGGGAGGGAAACGGTGGGTATGTTGAGGCTCGGTATCTTCGGGGCCCCAAACAGCCCAGCCAGCGTGTTGAAGGCGGCCCCGATAGAGCCAGCGGGATTGAAGGTGTTGATGGCGCCGATGATGAAGTTGATCCCCTTCTCGACAGCGGTGATGAGCGTATTGATTGCGCCTGTCACAAACCCTTTAGCCGCCTGGATGCCGTTGCCGAGTCCCTTCGCTATGTCCTCGCCGATGCCCTTCATCGTGTCGGCCACGCCGCCCAAGAAGCCCTCAGCCTCTGTCTTGAACGTCTCGAACTTCTCCTTCGCCCAGCCCCAGATGTCTAGGCTGGAGAAGATGGACTTGATCGTGCCGAAGAAGGTGAGCTGTAGGAAGTCCAGAAACAGATTGAGCGAAATCTTCGCCAGCTCCTTGAGCGAATCCCAGGCCGCTGCCCAGTCGCCCCGGAAGATGGCGGACACGAACGTAACAAGCTCCTGCACGAACGCGATCAACCCCTGGATGAAGCCGATCAGGGCATCGATCTTGTCCCCGATGACCTTCACCGTGACCTTGAATATCTCCCCGATGACGGGGACGCCTTCGACCTTGGCTATGATGTCGTCGATGACCTCCGTGACCTTCGCCTTGATCTCGTCCCAGTTCTCACGCAGCAACCCCAGGAGGACGATCAGGCCAACAATAGCAATGACAGCAACACCAACCGGACCGAAGGCCAGCCATACAGCGACACCAATGGCAACTAGCGCAGCGATTATTATGGTTGCCTTGCTCCCGATTTGGTCAGCGACGAATTGGAAGGCGTCGCGCAGCGACTTCAGCCCTCCGACAAAGAGGCTTAGGAACTTCTCTACGCGGGGTCGGGCGCCATCGATGAACTCCCGGATTGCCTTGCCCATCCTCTGGCCCTTGCCGATGAACCCCTCAGCGTCATCCCCCATGTGCTTGAAGCCGCCCCGGAATCCCTTGATGAACTCCTCCACCCTGGGTAGCACGTCGCTCATTAGGTATTTAGCCAGCTCCAGCAGGACCGGCACCAACACCGAGCCGATGGTGATAAACACGTCCTGCACGGCGCTCTTGAGTAAGGAAAGCTGGGCGCTGAAGCTCTCTAGCTGCTTTGACGCAACCTCTTGCGTGATGTCACCGGCCTTCTCTGCCTCCTTTTGGTATTCGCGGAGGGCGTCGGAGCTACCGAGTAGGGCCTGCAACGCTGAAACGGACTTGTCAGAGAAGCCAAGTTGCAGGAGTGTGGCCTTTCGCTGGGCCGTGCTCATGCCGCCGAGTGCGCCCTCCAGATCGCCCACGATGTCGGCCATATTCCGCATTTCGCCTTCGCTGTCGAAGACGCTGATGTTCAGCTTGTCGAACTCTCCCGCGTTCTTTAGCGCCTTTGTCTGAAGGTCGCGCAGCACGATTCCCAGCTTGGTGCCCGCCTCAGCGCCCTTGATGCCCTGGTCGGCGAACACGGCGAGGACAGCAATACCTTCCTCAATGGACTTGTTGGTAGCACGCAGGGCGGGGCCGGCCTTGTTCGTCAGGGCTTCCGAGAACTGCTGAGCCGTCGCGTTCGACATGGTGTTGGCTTTAATGAGCACGTCGGATACGCGGCTCATGTTCTCCATGTTTTGAGCCGTATCATCAACCGTCAGGCCAAGCGCCGACTGGGCATCGGTGAGCAAGTCGGTCGCCAGGGCCAGCTCAAAGTTGCCGGCCTGTGCGAAGGCAGCAACCCTTGGCATCGCTTCCAGCGATTGCTTGGCATCCAGGCCCGCAGAGGCTAGGAAGAAGTACGCCTCCGCCGCCTCTTTAGCTGAGAACGTTGTCGTCTTGGCGACCTCACGGGCGGCGTCGGACATATCCTCACGCATCGCCTTCGACACGTCGCCCATGATGGCGAGCGATTTCGTCATGGCGTCGTCGAAGTCGGCGAACGTCTTGATTGACAGGATGCCCAGGCCCGCGAGCGCGGCACCCCCAGCCAGGACGCCGGTACGCATCACCTTGCCGACAGCACCGCCGACAGCGCCCGCCTTGCCCTTGATCTTGTCCAGGGCGCGTGAAGCCTTGTCCTTCAGGGTGACGATGATCTTTAGGTCAGCGGCCACGTTGTCTCGCCTTCTCTACCGCGCCCTCCGCCTCCTTACGCCCCTTGCTATCCAGGCGCTCTTGGCGTTCGTTCAGGCCAGCACGCAGCAGGATCAGGTCATCCCGCATCTTCGCTGCGAGGTAGGGCTCGGCGGGCTCCTGGCGTTGCCAGAACGCCCACCACGGCCGCCGCACGGGCACCATCGGCCCGCTATACTCCGTCAACGTGATCGTTACATCGCTCAACATCAGCCGATAGGCCCCGACTAGTTCGTCCGGGATGATTCCCGTTCCGTGGACGATCTGCCGTCGGAGCCTTCGCCTTCCCCCTCCGGTCGCACGTTCATCTCGAACACGATCCGCGCCGCCCATGTGAGCGTGCGGGCGTCAAGCCTGGCCTTCGCCTCGTCGTCGCAGTTGGTGGCGTCACACTTCGGGCCGCGCCAGTCCTGGACGCCGTACTTCACTAGCGTCACCTGGTCGTAGCCGCGGAACTCGTCGCGCTCCTGATCCTTGCCGCTGTCCTTCGCCATCGCCTGATTGACGATGCTGTCCGGTAGCGCCTTCATCTGCTCTGCCGCTCGCCGGGTGCCGGCGACATCGGCCTCGTCGAGCTCGGGCCCGCTCAGGTTGCGGAAGGTGAAGAAGTTGTCCGGCTCGTGCGGGATCTCCACTTCCTTTGTCTTGTCTCCTGCGAACATGGTTCGCCTCCTTTCGTTGCGCCGTACCAGCCGGCGGTGTGCTCGTTCTACCTGCCTTCTCTCTGCTCTGTTCATCGCTCCAATTCGCGCTCGATGTCAGCAAGCTGCTTCAGGTGGTGGTTCCAGTAAGAACCCGATTCACCGTTGAGAATCTGCCGCATGAGAAAAACCATGCGTTGAAGCTTCTGGAACCGCCCTCTGTCTCGCCACAGATTCCAAGACACCAACATGATGACGATGAGCTGGAGCACGATTATTGTGAACTCCATTCCTTTCCCCTTCCCTAATCAACAAAGCGGCCTAACCCGATGAAAGGTCTAGGCCGCCCCATCACATGTGCCGTTAGCGGTTTCCCGCCCTGCGGTCATGAGCCGCGTATTCAGTTGTTAACAGGTACTCTAGCTACGGTAGCGCGCTTAGGTTGTTCGTTACGTCGACCTTCAGGTCGTAGCCAGCGGTTGAATCGTAGAGCCCCTTGTATTCAAGGGTCACGTTGGAGATCCCGTCGTCGTCCGGCCCCATCTCAACCGGCCCTGGCATCGTGTACGCCCCGTCGATGATGATGCCGTAGTTGTCGCCGGCACCGATCTGTGCCCCCGTGGCCTGCAGCCGGATGAAGCGCACCGCGCCAGCCCGGAACATGGAAACCCGCTCCGTTTCGCTCGTGGCCGACAGGTCCATCGTGATCGATAGGCTGGTCTCACGCGCCCCGATCCGATGCGCGTCGAAGTCCAGCGAACCGCTCAGGCGCCGCTTGATGTCGAACCACGACATCTCCCAGTTGAAGTTCAGAATTTCCCCCGAGATGACGCTCGCTCCCGGCAGCCCCGCCATCGTGGCGGCGAACTTGACGCCCCATTGCTGTGAAGGAACGAGGGTGCGCACGGGGATGCCAATCGCCGCCGTCGGTGCGGTGACCGTCGCCTCACGCGCCGCCCAACTGTGGCGCAGGATCGCCAGGCTGGGCCCCGAAGCCGCCTCGATCGACATACTCTTGCAGAAGCCGTAAGGAGCCTCTAGCGTCACCGGATCGCCGCCGCTCTCGTCATCCTCCCAGTATTCCATCGTGAAGGTGTCGGGGTCGGGATCGCCCGTGACTGGCGCGACGAAGGAGTAGAGATAGTCATCCTCGCCGCCGGTCTGCTCTACTCCCGTCACGGCACCCTTGAGGCCAGCCAGCAGCGGGTAGAGGATCTGCTCGTAGGAAAGATCCGTCTCGACTTCTACCTCCGTCAGATAGGACGCGACCTGGAACGCCTCAGCGTAGCGGGCGTACACGCCGGAGTCGCGAGCAGCTTCGATCGCTTCTGATGCGTCCCGGTAGGTGATGTCGCCGAAGATGCGCGCTGTCGCCGCGACCGCATTCCCTGGCGTACCTTCCTTACCTACCTGTAATTTGCGGAGGGTCCTAATTGCACTCATTGGCTGCTCCTCTACGGGACTCGTATTGCCGTGATTGTCAGGTCGCTCGAAGCGGTGTCGAGATAGACCTTGCCAGCGTCCGCACCTGAGGGTTGGTTATATATCCCGGTCGGGTAGGGCCCGCAGTATTCCGTCGTGCTGCCGGCAATACTTACCGTCTTATCTGCAACCGCGAGCGAGTCGGCCCCGACCGTCCCCGGCGTTATCAGGTCGAACGTCTGGGGGGCGCCGTTCGCGTTCACGACCTTTAGGATCGTCTTCCCGTCGTTCTCAAACATCGCGTCATTGGCCGCAACGATGGCTTGCCCAGCTCCCATGTCAACGCCATCGGTCGATGTGGGTAGAACGGTCAGGTCTAGTCGTGCCATCTATCTACCTCCGCGCCTTGCCGCCGTCGCCCTAGCCTTCGCCTCCGCCGCCTCCGCATTTTGCGTTAGCCGCTCAGCCGCTCTTGTCGCGCTCTCAGCCTCGGCCCTCGCGTCGGTCGCCTCGGCCTTGATGTTCTCGGCCGCCTTCGCGTTCGCGGCCACCTTCGCCTTCGCCACCGCCGCCGCCCGGTCCTTGATCTCCTTGCCGGACTCAGAGCGGTAGAACTGGGATGCGAGCTTGGCCTTCGCGACTCCCTCATCCGGCTCATCGTGATCTTGGCCCGGCCAGGGTGCCGACGGCCCCTTGAATCCGTTCCTGGGAACGTAGATCAGCTTCATCGCTACACCGCCAATTCCACTGTTGAGGGGAGCATGGTTATCTGGAGCTCGAACTTGATGCCGGGATATGACCTCTCTGGCGTCATCTGTAGCGGCTCCTCAAAGGAGACCCGTTCGATCGATGAGGTGATCGCCGATGCGCTCAGGCTCCCGTTCTCATCGAACTGGTCCAGCACCGCCTTGCGCCAGACACGGCGCGAAGCGTCGGCATACGTGCCGCTGCCAGGCTCCCAGCAGAGGTACATATCGATGGCGACGCTGGACCTCTGTCGCGCCCCGCTCTGACGCTTGAACTCGGTCTCCTCCCGGAGCACGTTGACGAAGCAGGGATACGTCGCCAGCGATTCAGGCATTTCGTCATAGGCGTGCGTCAGCGCCTTCTCACCGCCGGGCGTAGTCACGGCTTCCTGCACCGCCTTGATGGCGTCCAGCACGCTCTCCAGCGCGTCAGCCATTGAAGCTCCTCTGCATCTTCGTGGTCGCTTCCAATATCAATATGGGGAGCCGCTGCTGTAGCACATCGCGGCCCTTGTCGAACATCTCCGTACCCTCAGAGCCGCCCCGTTCTATCGCTGAGGCCAGCTTGAAGCCTGCCCTGGTGGGGATACCGTGCCGCTCAGCCCAACGGGCCATAGCCGTGCTTGAGGGGCGCTTGCCGGGTCTACGGCCAGCCGCTATCTCCTCCACGATAGGGGCAAAGGTGAATACCTTGCCCTCCTTTGGGATCTCGCCACGGGAGACTCTGGTGCGGATGAACTTGCCTTTAGTGAACGCCCCGACATCCCCTGCGTGCGGCTTGCTGGCAATGCGGGTATGCTTGCGCCCGATGTTAACCGACCGCCGCATCAGCGGCCGGATCGGCTTCTTGACGCGGTTTAGCTTCCGCAGGAGCGGCCCCATGCCCTCGATGCTCACGGCTGTCATCAGACGACCGCCTTCGCTCTCTTCCGTGGTGCAAGCGCCTCGCGCACGTCAACATCCATACCCCTATGGACTTCCAGCGTCCCCATCATGGGGTTGATGATCGTGGTGGCGTCCGCCGTCTCCCTCCGCTTCCACAACCGCCCCGCCCACATCAGCGTGGCGCCGACAACTAGCTCGTCGTAGATGAACCGAGTGATGGCCGTAGTCTTTACGTGCTCCGCGTCCTCAGTCCCGTTCACGCCGCGCAGAACCGTCAGATTGTTGTCGCTGATGTCGCTGATGTAGAGCTGTTCGCTCCCGATGAGGATGGTCTGCCCAATGGAGAAATTACCCCCACCGGTGACGGCTAGCGTTGTCCCGCCAGCCGCGAGGGGGTCGCTCTGTACCGTATCGCCCGTCGCCTCCGTATCGCCCGTGTAGCCGAAGGAGCCAGCGATCTCGATGCGCTTGCGGCCGCTGGGCCACGCTGATAGGTTGCTACTCTCAGGGTTCACGTCCAGGCGAATCTTCGGGGTTTCGTTGTCGGGCCAGAGCCAGAAGTCGGTCTCTTCCGTGAGGGTTGTTTCATAGGTTAGGTCGCCGTCTTCGTCAATCTTCAGTGTGGTGATACTGATAAGGTCATCCAGCCAGAGTTGCGTGAATCCTTTGCCGTCGTAGTAGCGCGTAGCCTCTAGCCGGTAGAAGAACCGCCCACAGAACTCGTCCACCTGGCGACCGGCCTGCTCTATGACACGCAGAAGCTCCAACTGGTCCGTCGAAACGAGCGTCGAGTCATGGAAGTAGCGCCGGCGCATCTGGTCAAGGTCAACATAGAGGTTCATTTGTTTCTCACGAGATGATCCCCACCAATGGCCGGGTTAGGTTGTACAGCAGTAAAATGTTCGCCGCCGTCAGTTGCTTGCCCGTGATGAACGGCAACGCGATACGGCCGGTATATTCCTCCGTAGGAAGGGCCGTCACGCCTGTGCAGCCAATAGTTAGTGGCGTGGACTTGTCCTCCATCCCCACATAGGCCCCGGTCTCTGTGGTAGCACCGTCGCCATCCACAGCACCGTTGATGTAGTGCAGGATCTCGGGTGTAGCCGCCGTGCCGTCATACGCTGAGACAACGAACGCCCACTGGCCTTGAACGAGAGCGGTGTCAGACGCCCCCACCTCTTTGGCCGAAGCCGAAGCGTCGTGCAGCTCCAGTTCGAGCTTGCTGCTCCCGTCCAGCCGCCACGCCCACTCTTCCGCAGCGCCGGCAGAATCATAGAGCGCCATCAGCCCAACGGTGGTGATGTCCTGGGGCTGAATCCACGCGCCTACACTAAAAGCCGCGTCACCATCAAAATGGAAGTTGGCGTTGTCCGCACCGACCGCTAGATGCTGGTCTTCAAGGTTGCTGAAGTAGTAGGAGTGCAGCCCCGAAGCGAACTTCACGGGCGCGAAATCATCCTCCAGCGCTTCCGCCGCCGCCGCCGTCTCGGACGGTATCAGGCGGGGCCCCGCCCCGACCGCGCCGATAACAACCCCCGTGCTTTCAAGAAACGGCCACAGCGTCGCCTTCGTCGTCCCCAGCACCGCCATGATCTCGTTCAGGGACGATGACGGATATTGGTGCGTCTTTATCAGCGTCGCCATCGCTCTACGCCGCCACGATGCTTGCGCCGTCCTCCAGCGGGATGTAGAAAATCACCCACTTGACCGCGTGGGTGGCGTCTGCGCCCGTCTGCGTCAGCTCAAGGATTAGCCCATCCTGCCCGTCGAAGATCCACGGGGACACAACCGGCGAACGATCGGTAGCGGAATCGTGCTCCGCTGTGGCCCCAGCGATCTTGAGCGTGGGTGCGATTCCGCCGTTAGCGAGCGCATTCGGCTGGCCCGTGACGAGGTAGACCTCGCCCACTGCATCGCTGGTCACGGTTGTCGCCGCCATGATTGCGATAGAGCTGGCCTTTTCATTAAGGGCGATAGTCGTCGCACCGCCGTCACCGACACCCGTCACGATGCCGTACATCAGCGTAATCAGGCACTCGCCCGTAATCGTGAACAGGTCGATGTCGGCAAGCGAAATCGCCGTCTTCTCGACCCTGAGTCCGAGGTTGATGTTGCGAACCGCATCACCCTCATAAAGTTCGTTTGCCATCGCTTGCTCCTTATGCTGGCGGGGGCGGGAGCTAAAGCCCCCGCCCCGTTTTTACCTAGACGATGGTTGTCGCGTTCACGTCCTCCTGGTAGCGCCCGCCGATGCCGATGAACAGCCCGCCACCCAAGATGGGATTGTCAGTCGCCTCAACGCAGTCGAGCTGGACGTACTTGTTGCCGACAGTGTTATTGACCGAAGCCGCCGCCACGTCGCTGGCGTCCACGAAGATCTGAATGATGTGGTTGCTGCCCGCTGTCGTGGTGAAGCCAGCCGCGGTCGCCTTCGTCCAGGCGCCGTCCGTGTCCCCCGACGTGATCTCCCGATACCAGAAGACGATGGCAGTGGTGTTCGATGGCGTGACGTCATCACACGCCTCTACCGTGATGAGGGTGGTCCCTGTCGCCCCTACACCCCAGTGGAGGACGAACATCGCCCCGTCGAACCCGGCCATGTTGTGAACGTCTGAGTTCTTCGTGCCAGCCAGGAAGTCGGCCACCGGAGCGAACGTCGGGGCGAACTTCAAGCCCTCTAAAAAGTTCGGGGCGCCGCCCGCGATGCGAGGCACGAACCGTCCGCCGGCTCCCCAGAAGCCTAGGATGCCGTTGTGCACCACGATGGCAGGGGAGCGCAGCCCCATATGCCGCCGCATGGCTCGGTTGAGGGCCATCGGCAGACGGACCGCGAACAGCGCCGCTACCACCATGATCAGCCTGATGATTGTCTGCATCTCTCTACTCCTTCTCCCTCTCACCTACGGCCTGCTAGCCAGGGTGATGAAGCTGGATTGAGTCTTGGTGCCCTTGAACGGCGTCAGGGGTGCATTCCGCTTGGGCTGGCCGTCCGTCCGCAGGGTGAAGCGGAAGGTCATCTCGTCCGTGAGGAACTGGACATGGATCGAAGACGCGGCTTCGATGCCGCCCTTTTCGATCATCTTGTAGGCGTTGAAGTCGGCGAACATGATGTCGCCGACCGTCCCCAGCGTGGCGCACTGCTCAATGGGGTTGATCGGGCGCCCCAGCAGGGTTCCGAACGGGGCGTTGCTCATGTTGGCGTTTATGAACACCGGCACGCCACCGACCCCTACCACCTGCGAAAGCTGGAAGAGCTGCGGCCAGCAGTCCTGGTTGATGAACCACTCAGCCCTCACGAGCGAGCGCGCCCGGATGCGGGCGTACATGTTCTCGATGTTCTCCTTGACGATCGTCGTGTTCGGCTGACCTGCCTCCTTCGCCACGCTCACCGTTCCCGCGTGACCCAGGACACCTAACGGTAGCCCCGCGCCGCCACCACGGTAGATCGCGTCATCGACCTTGAAGCCGAACTCTTCTGAAAAGAGCGACGTGATCTCCGCGCCCAGCGCAACTGTGTCCATCAGGAGTTCGTCGGTGGCGTAGTAGAGGCCGATGAGCTTTTGAAGGGTAAGCTCCATGTGCCGGAACGTCGGCTTGGACTTCGTGAGTGTACCCGCCTCAGCCGCCCAATATGCCTGAATGCCACCCTGGCGGCTGCCATCAGCCCGGCTGGTCTCGTCAATAGCGTTGACCTTGAGACCATTGGAATTGGCCCCGATCGGCGTCCTGTCGGTGCGGCTTGCCAGTACGCCCGTCTCGTAGACTTCGCGCATTAGCTCCGCAGTGAAGTCGGTCTGCACAAGGAAGCCACCTTCACTCCCGACGCCCTCACTCATGCCTGTCGCCGCCATGATCTCCATAAGGCGATTGTCCGGCCCCGCAGACGGGTTACTATACGCCCTGGCAATGGCCGCGAGCTGCTCGCCGAAGCCCCGCTGCCAGGGCCGACTCTCTTGGCTGAACGGCGTGGGCAGCGCCTTCGCCACTGGGGCGTTATCGATGACTTCCTTGACGGCCTCGGTGCCGACCTCGCGCTCCCGCTGGCGGGTCAGGCGTGCGAGTTCATCGGTGGTTGCCTCAAGGCCGGCCTGGATCTCGTCGTCCCGCTTCTTCTCTGCGTCGGTTAGGTCACGCCCCTTGACCGGCTGACCGTCTTCCTCGCTCTCGTGGGCGGCAGCCTCCTCGAAGATCGCTTGAGCTTCCGCAATGAGATCCGCCTTCTCCTGTAGCAGTACGTTGTATCTGCTTTTCACCGTCTACCCCTTTCGGTCCGACGTTTGGGGTAGACGAAAAAGGCCGCCCAAAACGCCGGTTAAGCGTTTTGACGGCTACGCGCTCTACCTTTGGGTGCGCGGTTTACCCGTCTTGCTCAGGTGGGTTCCGGTCTCGTCGGAGCCTTCCACCACCTAGCACCACGTTCGTATTCAGTTGTGCTGATTATGCGCCTATACGGTTAAGGTGTCAAGGGCGTTGGCGGGCGCGGAGACTAGTCGATTAGTTGGAGTTCATTCGGTTGGAATGTCGCCTCTCGTTGTCCTGGTAAACGCCAGCGCTCCGCAATGAATATCACACGTATCTCAATCTTCTCTTCATGCCTCTGCCCTTTCAAGGGTGGATGAAGGCGAGTGACTTTCGTGACTATACCGATGTGCTTATTGGGCATTCGGACATATCTGAATACGGGCGAGCCGTGGACGGAGGCGAGAAGCCGCTGGAAGCGCCACCGCCGCCATGCCGCGAGCGGGTTAGGGCGACGCATCAAGCCGCCTAAACTCTTCCTTTTCGGCTTCCGACATGGCATCCCACATAGCGTCCCAAGCTGCCGCGAAGCCCTCAAATGCACGGCCCGCAGCCTCAGCCTGCTGTCCCAGGTATGCAACCTCAGCCCCCGCAGACTCCAGCAGCAGTTGAGCCAGCCTCCAATTACCGAACTCTTGAAAATTCATCATCACGCCCTCATTCTACTACGACTTCTCCAACAGCCGCAGCCGGCGGCGCCGCGTGTCCAGGCTGGGGCCCTGCGACTCAGATTCGGGGGGGCTGGCATCCGCATCAGAGACGTCCGGGGTTGTCGGCCGTGGCGGCATGAACGCCGCGTCCGACGCACCCAAGCGCTTCAGCGTGTCCCGCAGCGTCCCCACCCGATCTGCCATGCCGAGCTCCACCGCTTCCTTCGCCGATACGAACTTAGCCTGGAAGGTGTTCCTCATCGTCGACGCAGAGACGCCGCGGTTCTTTGCGACCGACGACACGAACCGCCCATACACCTCATCCACCACAGCCTGCAACTCGTCCCGATCATCATCCGACAGGGGCTCAAACGGGTTTCCCATCGTCTTGCCCTTGCCTGCCGAAATCAGCGTCGTCTTGACGCCCTCCTTCTTCTCCAGTTCCGAAATGTCGATGTGTTCCAGCACTACGCCGACAGATCCCGCCATCCCTCCGGGGGTGACCACCACCTCGTCCGCCGCCGAGCCGATCCAGTACGCAGCGCTCGCCATCATGCTATTCGCCACTGCGATAATCGGCTTCACGCCCCGAGCCTGAAATATCTCCGCCGCCAACTCTTGCACACCGAACACCGAACCACCCGGCGAATTAACATTGATGACGACAGCCTTAACGCCAGGCTCCGCCACGACCGCACGGAACAACGCGCCGAATTCTTCCGTGGATGTGCCGCCGCTCACTTGCGTCATCAGGTTCGCATACTGGGAAATGGGTCCCTGGAGAGACAGCACGGCGATGGCGCCTTCCTTCCGCGCCGACCGTCCAGGTCCCGCCCCGATACGCTCCTTGATCTCCTCTGCGGAAAACCGCTCGCCCCGCGCCCTCATGCGAGCGATTAGCTGAATGGCCTGCCACTCCGGTGATTCCCGGTGTATCAGCCACGGCGTATTGAACACCGCATCCAGAATGTGTCCGTGCGTCATGATTCGCTCCTCTCTCCCATCGCCAGATTTATAAGCGCTTCCGTGCTCGTGTCCTCGAAATCCTCTACCACGCCCACGCCCCGATCCAACACTAGTTCTCGCTGCGTCCTGACGTACTGCTCAGCTCGTTCACTGTCCACGCTCACCGCTTGCGCCACGAACTCGGCGTGGCCCGCGTAGAACTCGCACACCGCCGCCTGCCAGCCCTCGGTGTCGTCGGCGTGACGTTTCGCCGCCCGGCCCAGAGCGCTCATCTCACGCCGCACAACCCGCGCCGCCGCCTCCCGCGCCATAAGGCTCATGCGGGCCATCTGCCCCGTCGCAGCCGGCACCATGTTGGTCGGCTGTAGGTAGATGTCGCCGCCCGCTATCGGGTTCAGGTTCTCGAAACGGCGGATGTCATTGACCGAAAGCCAGCCCCACTGCCGAGCGTGACCATAGGCCTCGTACCGCTCTTTGGTATCGCCACGCAGTAGCGCCGCCACCAAGAACTCAGCGAAGAACGTCTGCGAATCCAGGATCAAGTCCTTACTGATCCGTTGCTCCCAGCGTGTGAGCCACGGCATGAGGGTGTAGACGACAAACTCAATCGACTGCTTTTCGATATTGGAGAAGGTCGCCTCCGACAGCATGCCGATCATATGAGGCGGCACTCGGAACCAGCGAGCGATGTCCTTGACCGAGAACTCGCCCCACTCCAGGAACTGCGCGTCCTTCGATGTCATCCCGATCTGCTTCCAGCCCATCCCCTCGTCAAGCACAGCTACCTTGTGCGCGTTCTCCAAGCCAGTCTGTGATTCTTGCCACGATGCTTTCAGCCGTTTCGCCGCAGTTTCGCTCAATCCAGTTGGCCTCGTAATGACCCCCTTCGCCAGCGTGCCCTGCGAAAACAGGCGTGCTCCGTGGCCCTCAATCGCTAGACCCTTGCCGATAGCGTCACGGGCCAGCGACACAACGGAGAGCCCAGTCAGGCCGTTGCTCGACAGGCCCCGCAGATGAAACATCCGATCCCACTCTATATCCCGTTCGTTGCTATCAGGCTCCCTGTATTTATACAACAGGTCACCATTGCTCAGAAGGTATACCTTGATGCGATCCGGGTGCAGCGGCACGAGCTCGTCCACGAACCCTCGTGGGCCGGCAATCATCTCGGAGTAGGCGTTGCCCCGTAAAGTCAGGTGCCCCTGTGACATCTCCCGCCACTCAAACGATGTCTGCCAACGATTCGGGTCATCATGGAGGAGTTCCGGCGGTACGCCCAAACCGCGTGTCTGTCCCCTCACCCGTTCCTTCCCGCCATCGGGTCGGCGCCGGTAGGTAATGAGCGGCAGAACCGCCACACCCTCCGCCAACACCTTTGTGCAGGCATAGACAGCCGAGTACCGGAGAGCAGTATCGGCGTCCACGTTGACACCCGCCTGTGTGGCCCAGCTCGCCCCGACCCCCCATTGGCTCCAATCATCCTGTGGTTTCGGGAACGTCTGCGCTGTCAGCTTCGTCAGAAGGCCCATTAGAAGTACACCTCGTGAATTGCAAGCGCCGCAAGGGCCATCCCGAAAACGATCAGCGCCGCTGGTGTACTAATGAGCGCCACGCCCGCCACCACCGCGACTAGCCCCGCGATGAACAACCCCACAGGCCAGAGGGCGACGATCCGCCTAAACTGCAACAATGCCCGCTCCCTCCTCTTCGTAACGTGACTTAGTACCCGTGGCCCCCTCCGCTATCGCCGCCGTCCGCGCCTCCCAGCCCAGAACCCCCGCCATCGCGGCGTCCATCTTATGGGACGAGTCCGGGCGCTCCTTCTGGATCACCCACATGGGCCGCCCCTGGTCATCCTTCAATGTGATCTCCCGTCGATAGGCGTTACCAATATGCTGCGCGAAGGCTTTGTTGCCGTCATGGGATACCTCCCCAGATGCAATCGCCGTTTGGTAGTTGATGACGGCGTAGGCCATCAAGCGCCAGCGGTTCGTCGCCCACGACACAACCTTGTCACCCCACGTCCCGGCCCACTGCGCCAGCCAGCCCTGCCACATATAGGGATCGGCGTTGAGCCGCCATACGTCCCACTTCTCAAACGCATCCCTCATCACGGCATCCACCTCATCATCCGGCACCTTCCAGTCCCGAATGTGCGGCGGCTTCTCCCAGATCCCGAGCATCCACTGAAAGCCAGTCTCCACCTCCGTGCCGATAAGCGCCGTGCTGTCCTCGTAAAGTGCCCCGTCGAAGCCCAGCGTTATCAGCGCGCCATCATCAACGGTGTAGCCGGGCCTGACCAGTTCCTTCCATGTCTCGGCATCGAAAGCGCGGTCGGCAGCCCGCACCAGCCGGTTGAGCCACACGCGCTCCAGGTAGGAACGGTCAACCGTTGGATCGCGCCACTGTTCCACAATCGTCTCTATGTCGGACCACTCAGCCACAGGCCCAGAAGCCTCCATGACCGCCGCCCGCACCCCCTCGTCCGTGCTCAGGTCGTGATGATCGCCTGCCTCACGGTGGAAGAAGAACAGCCGTGAGTCCTCGATCTTCCCTTCCGCCACCGCCCGAGCGTAGTCCATCGTCGCCTCGGCCACCGATCCCTCGCCGGGCGCTGGCGCCGTCGTCACCTCCAAGCTCCAGGCGTCCGCCAGCTTCCGCTTCGGGAGGTTGGCCTGCATCGTGCGGTGTGCTTCCTTCAGCCGCGGCAGCACCAGCCGGTGAGTCTCATCGAATAGCTGGAACGTGGTGCGAGCCCCATCCCTCGCATCCGGTGCCGTCGCTAGTGGGATGGCCTTGCCGTCGCCGTTCTTCCGCATGATCCGCGCAAGCCCGATGTCAAAGTCTTCCCGTAGCGGCCCCTCAGCCAGAATGACATACAGCGTCCCGTAAGCCAGCTCCTCGCTCTGTTCCTCGGTGTACGCCACCATCGGGATGTAAGGGTCGACCACACCACCACCAACCGGCTGATCCTTATCCCATCCAACACACCGAACCGGCGCATCAGGGTGAAGTTCGCAAGCGGCGATCCAGGCCCCTAGCTCCGTCTTCGCCGAGCCCTTGCGGAGCGATATCGCCACCCGCTTGAACCGTCGCCTCCCCGCCTGGGGATGGGCCTTTGGGAACACCTCATACATCCGGTAGATCAGCGCCCTCTTCTCCTCGTCCAGCATCGCAGGCGCGCCACGCACGTCGCCGGGTCCGTGGATCAGGTATTCCTCAATGAACGCGCACACCTGCGGGCCTAGCGTCGGCCAGGGCGTCTCCTCAAGAGGGGGCACGCAGAGAATCGTCAACTGACCACCCTCAGACGCTCACGCGGGTCATCCCCCACTTGCGGCCTGATGGGCGGCTTCTTGCGCTGGGCCGATTCCGCTCGCTCGACTTCCCATTGCAACCGGCGCCGATCGATGGGAGTCAACCCGAACGCCATCCTGTGATGCCGGATCTCGGCGGCGATGCTTAGGGACATAGACGGTGAAGGTTCATGCCAGAAGCGATCTACCAATTCCGCTAGCAGATAGAGCCCGTGCACGTCGGCCTTCAGGAACTCAGGCGCCATCGGGCTCGCCCAAATATCTGCCCACCAGGCGACGGTCATGGGATGCCATTTACGATGCTTCGGCAGCGGTGGCCGTCGCTTTGGCCTGATAGCCTCTGGCGCCTCTCGCAATACAGCATGGGTAGGGGCTTTGTTGCGCCGCTGCCGCTGCGCTGCCGGCTTCGGAATCGGGCTAGGCATCAGAGCCCCCGACATGTACACAATGAAAACAGGG